AATGATCGGAGCTTGGTTAAAGGGCAAACAAAAGCAGGGATAGGCTGGGCCAAAATGCGGCTATCTTTGGGGGCAACTGGAACAACACGTCGAACTCCGGTTCGCGTTGCTCTAACTGGAACAACGCCGCGTCGAACTCGAACAATAACATTGGGTCGCGCTTCGTCAGTGACGACATTACTTTTTTGCTCTGCCAACGCTACGGCTTGGCAGGCAGGCCATTTAAAGTGTGGTCAGCCAGTTCTATCCTCCTTCGGGGAACAATTTATTTGGTTCGGCAAAACGCTTAGTAGGAAATCCAAAGGCGGGGCCGACTTCTTTATGACTAAAAAACATCGAAATTTAATTGACCGAATAACCACAATTGAAAATTTACGTTCCGCTTACGCCAAAACGTCCAAAGGTAAGAAAACGACTTTTGGCTATCTTGAATTCAAAGAGTATGCCGAAGCCAATTTGCTGGAAGTGCAAAGCGAACTTAAAGACGGCGGATATAAAATTGGAAGCTATCGGGAATTCACAATTCATGAACCGAAAGCCCGTTTAATTTCCGCCTTGGACTTCAAAGATAGATTGGTACAACACGCGGTTTGCAATGTGGTTGCTCCCATATTTGAACGCTCGTTTTTGCCGCAAACATTTGCCTGTCGCGCAAACTTTGGAACACATGCCGGAGTGCGTTATGTGCAATCAAAGTTGCGTAGCCAAAAGTCAATTTATTTCCTGAAAACGGATTATTCCAAATATTTTCCAAGCATCGACCGTGAAGTCTTGCATGGAATGATTGCCCGTAAAATTGATTGCGCTGGAACCCTAAACATTCTCCGCGAAATTGTCCCGCCCACGGGCAAGGGGCTTCCTATCGGTAGCCTGACAAGCCAGCTATTCGCAAACGTCTATGGCAATGCGGCCGACCGCTTCGTTCATTTTGACCTTGGGCATCATACCTGGGCGCGGTATATGGACGACATAGTTATCCTTGACGACGACCGCTACCGGCTCATGGATAGCTTTTTGCGCCTGAATGATTACTCAATGGAAAGCCTGAAACTTCGGATTGGTAAATGGCACATTTCCCCAACAATCAAAGGTGTAAATTTTCTTGGCTATCGCATTTGGGACACGCATAAATTATTGCGTAAAGATTCTGTTACCCGTGCCAAACGCAAAGTCGCAAATTTCCTTCGTCATGAAGACCTTGACGGATTGAAACGTTTTGTTGCGTCATGGTCCGGGCATGCACAATGGGCAAATACCCACAATCTCAACACTTGGATGGAGAACCGCTATGGCATCGATTTCAATCATTAACGGCCGGGAAGACTTGGACGCAATTCAGGGGACGCCCCAACATGCCGAATTCATGGACATTCTGAAAGGGTCTATCTATCGCTTGGAAAAAGACGACGTCGCAAAGACCTGGGTCGTTGTAAAAGATTCAACTCTGATTAAGCGGTTTGGATTTTTGCTCAAGGACTTCCCGGATGCAACGCCGCCAGAATTGCCGGAATACATCCCGCCGCCTTCAAAAGTCCCCCAAGTTGTAACCATGCGCCAGGCGCGACTTGCATTGCTTGGGGCCGGATTGCTGCAACCTGTAACGGATGCTGTGGCCGCCATGCCTGGTGTTGAAGGTGACGCCGCCCGGATTGAATGGGAACATGCCCAAGAGGTTCGCCGCGACTCCCCGTTACTCTCATCGCTTGCAATTGCCATGCAAATGACCGACGACCAGCTTGACGCTCTATTTACCGAAGGGGCGGCGCTATGACGTTATTCACATTGGCCGCCCTGTGGGTCTTTTGGGGGGTTTACGTCCTTGTTATGGGTCTATATCGTGCGCACTTGCAAAAGCGTCTTGGCTGGGCAACGTATGCCCTCGGTGCGCCTTTTATCTTGGTCGGAATCCTTGCCGACTTCGTAATCAATTTCACGATTGCCGCGGTTGTTTTCTTTGATCTTCCGCGGGAGCCTTTGGTTACGGGTCGGCTTCAACGATATATTGCAATTGGTAGCGGCTGGCGGTTCAGGCTTGCAAATTGGATATGCAATAACCTTCTTGACGTATTTGACCCATCAGGAAATCATTGTTAATAACGGGCGGAAAAATGGACCAAGCACTTATCAATTGGCTACTTGCAGGATTCGGGGCGCTGATTGGATTTTTACTTAATGCGGTTTGGCAAGCGGTAAAAGACTTGCAAGCGGCCGACAAGCAACTTGCAACGAAAGTCGGAGAAATTGAAGTTTTAGTCGCTGGGGGTTATGTCAAAAAAGACGAGTTTTCAGGCTTGAGCAAAGCCCTATTTGCAAAGCTGGACAAAATCGAAGACAAGATTGATAGGAAGGTCGACAAGCCATGAGCTACGCACTAGGGGACCGCTCCCGGCAACGCCTTGCGGGCTTGCATGCTGATTTGGTCAAAGTGGTCGAACGGGCTATTCAAATCACGCCGGTCGACTTCACGGTGCTGGAAGGCTTGCGGACCATCCAGCGCCAGCAAGAGCTATTGAAGTCCGGCGCAACGACTACGCTCAAAAGTCGGCACCTTACCGGCCATGCGGTCGATTTGGGCGCATTCGTGGGCGGGGAAGTGCGTTGGGATTGGCCGCTTTATTACAAGATCGCCGCGGCCGTCAAACAGGCGGCAAAGGAAGTCGGCGTGCCCATTGAATGGGGCGGCGATTGGAAGAGCTTTAAGGACGGCCCACATTATCAACTTCCTTGGAAGGATTACCCGTGAAACCTTGGTACACGTCAAAGACCCTGATTATTAACGCCCTGGTGGCCGCCCTGGTAGCCCTTGAAGCTGGCACCGGGCTTTTGCAAGCCTATTTGCCCGGCAACTTTTACACGATCATTGCCGTCGGCCTTCCCGTGGTCAACGCGATTTTGCGCGTAGTCACCACCACGGCACTGACAGCCAGCAAAGAGGCTTGACCATGTGGAAGATGATTGTCGGCAATCCCTGGGCGCTGGCGGCCCTCTTTGCGCTTGGGCTGGCCTTTGGTGGCTCCGGGGCATGGTGGGTGCAGGGGCAACGCCTGGCGGCTACTCAAGCGCGGTTTGACGGCTTCGTCGGCACGGTGAAGGCCGAAGGGGACGCCGCAAAGAAGCTGGCTGAAGCGAAAGCGGCCGAAGACAAACGAATAAAGGAGAATTCCGACCATGAATATCAAATTACTTTGGCTGGTTTGCGTGCTGACAATAAGCGGTTGCGCGACGCCCGTGCCGGTAGCCGTATCGTGCCCGCCGCCCCCGCTGGTTCCCGAAGTCCTGACCTTGCCTGTTTCGACCGGGCCGAGCTTGAGCAAGCGCTACAGCGATTTGATGCAGGAATTTCGGGACTCTTTGACGAAGGCGACACGGACGCCGTAGGGCTCAACGTGGCACGCTCTTGGGCGGCAAGCATTCGCGCCGGTACGTCCCCTGATAGTCCGGCCAGTGCCCGGCCTTGACCATGTCGCAGTATTGAGCCTGGGCGGCCTTTTCGTCTTCATAGTCCATGTGACCAACGAAACCGAAGACGGCCAGCACCAGCAACATTCCGACCGGGATTGTGATTTGTTTTTTCATGGCTCCATCCTGTCCAAAAATAAACGGTAAGCGGCTTGCATGCCTGCACTGTGGCCGCCGTGGGCCTGGTAAGTCTTGACCATTTCGACGGCCACATCGTCCGGGAGCTTGACGGGAAGCCGGGCCGGTTCGCTGGGGTTGCTTTCAAACTTCACGGCATCCTTGACCGCTTTAAGCCGCCGGTCAACCTTGCGGCATTCCGGCGGCTCCGGGTCGTTGACGTCCCAATTGAGCCCGCACGGGGCGCAAATCATTTGGTCGCCGTACTGGCGGGCCTGGCAATTATGGCGTTTTGGCATTCTTGGCGGCCTTCCATTCCTTGTACCACGGGGCCATATAAATGGCCGACCGGGTCAAACCAACTTTGAGGGTCGCGGCGTAGGGCGTCATTCCCTGTTCCGTTACCAGCTTGCGGGCCTTCTTCATTTCGGCGGTTTCGCGGGCGGCCATTATTCAGCCCCCAGCAATTCGACAAGCCCTTGGAGCGTGTGGCCGGCCTTTTTGATATCCAGCATGCCCCCCTTGTCCTGTTCCCGTGCCAGGTAGGCAATTGCGGTCCCCTTCATGTACCCGCGGAACTCTTCGGGCGTGAGCCAGCGGCGCAAGACTTCCCACGGCTGATATTCGCCCAATTTCTTGTAATGGTCCCCGCCCTCTTGCACGTCAAGCGCGGACACTGTGGCGGCCACGGCTTCCGGCCGGCCTATGGCGCCGCCTTCGTCAACGATAAATACTTGCGACACTTCGTCCGTGTTGATTGTCCCTTTACCGCCCGCGCCCTGGTAAGCGGTCAATTCCGGCGTCGAACTGATGACGATAAAGACAAGGCTGCTTTCACGGTCAATGAGTTTTGCCCCTGTTTTGTAAATCACTTGTTGCACTCCTTCACGATGAATTCCCGGGCCGCTTCGTACACGGCGCCGTCCCACGGTTTGCGCATGCCGGTCGGTTGCAAC